TCTCGCGCAGCGCGCGCCGGCGCCGGCGGAACGTCGGATAGAGGAAGGGCTGCGCCGCCATCTTCTGCGTCCCGAACTCGACGAACCAAGCCCAGTAGGGCGCCTGCGCCAGCGCCGACGCGACGCGGACCGCGGCGCGCTTCGAGAGGCCGCGCGCCGACTTCAGCGCCGCGGCCACGCCGGCCAGGCGCTGCTTGGGGATGCCGAAGATGCCGACCCGCGCGACCAGCCCGCCCTGGGCGTAGCGGACGCGGATCGCGGCCTTCGTGGCGCCGGTCGCCGCGCCGGAAAGCCCGGGCGGCGTCGGCGCGGCCGCGCGCACCTCGTCGGCCAGCCGCTCGGCCTCGCCGCGCACGAGCGCGCGCACCTCGGCCCGCGCCGCCGGCGCGGCGTTCTTGAGCAGGCGCAGCAATCGGTCGCCGCCCGTCATTTTCGCGCGCACCGCCACGAAAAGGACTCTATGCTGTGGCCGGGATAGGCGCCGGGAAAGACACCATGCGCATCGTCGGCCTTCTGTTGATCGCCATCGGCATCGTCGGAATTCTCCTCTCGATCCCGCCAATCGGCGCCGAATGGACACTCGGCGTCGTCCCTGCCCTCTTCCTCGTCGCCGCCCTCGTCGCCGGCGCCGTGCTGTTCGGCTGCGGCGTCATCGCCGCGCGCCTGCCGCCGGCGCCGCGGAGGAACCGACTCGCCGAGGAAATCGAGCGGCGCGCGCGCGCGAAGCCGCTCGAGCTCCGCGACCGCCTCCCGGGTTAGCGCGCCTCCTCGAGCATCCGCTTCAGCGTCGCCACCTGGCTCGGCGTCAGGCGCGAGCGCTTGCCGCCGTTCTTCTCGCTCCACCCGTCGAGCGCCGCGAGCAGGTCGTGCGGCGTCGCCTCCCAGAACTCGGAGGGCGGCCACCCGAGCACGCCGAGCCCCAGCTCCATCATGCGCCGGAGCGGATATTCCCCGTCTCCGGCGCCATCGCGTTTCCCGCGGCGTCTCCGCCCTCGGGCCGGCCCCCGGTGCACATGCCGACCAAGAACGGCAGCACCTTCGCGCTGAGATCGGCGAACCCGTCCCTGACGATGAGCTCGCCGAGATCCGGCGGCAGCTTCTTGCCGACCACGCAGGCCGAGACCACGGCCAAGACCTCGTGCGCATCGAAGTTTCCCTCGATGAAGCGGCCGACCGTGCGCAGCAGCGGCTCGCCGGTCGCCTTGCGCAACGCCGCGATCGCCTTGAACGACGGCCGCAGCGTGTAGGTCTCGCCGGCGAGGACGATCTCGGTCTCGCCGCGCGGATCGGCGTTCGGAGCGGACATGGACGCGAAGGCCCTTCGTTTCAGGTGGTCGCGTAGGTGATCGTGCCGGCGCTCATCAGCTGCAGCTTGTAGGTCTGCTCGCCGTCGTGGTTGCCGGCCTCCTCGATCTGCGTCAGGCGGAAGGCGCCGGCGAAGCTGTCGGGCCCCTGGTCGAACTTCAGCGTGTAGGGATCGTTCGAGCGCGCGATCACGCGCGAGCGCAGCGCCGAGTGCAACGTGCCGCCGTTGAGGATGCCCTCGGCGTTGACGTCGAGGCTGACGACGCCGGCGGTGGCGAGCAGCTCGCGCCACAGGCCGGGCGAGTCCTTGTTGGTCACGTCGACGGCCTGGCCGTTCAGCGTGAAGTTCGTCACGCGCTGCGCCGCGATCAGCGCGGTGCCGGTGCCGGTCCCGTCGTAGAGCAGGAAGTTCGCGCCAGGCTGGGCGGGCATCGTGGATCTCCTTGGTCAGGGGTTCACTCGTGGGTGACAACGCGGTAGCGGGCCACGCCGTGCCGGCTGAGCCCGTCGGGATCGTCGAAGACCTGGCCGAACGTGAACTGGCACAGCACGAAGTTGTGCCCCGTCACGGTCAGCGGCTGCTTGTTGAGGGCGTCGTGGATGGCGCCCATGATCTGCTTCGCTTCCTTCTTGCCGCGGTAGCGCGACCAGACGTGCAGCACGACGTCCTGGTCCATTCCGTCCCAGGACTTCGTGTCGAACTGGTCCGAGAACGCCTCGCCGATGCCGACATAGGGGAACGTCGGCGCGTCGGGGATGTGGTCGTAGATCCGCGCCGGGTCGCCGATCAGCGCCTTGACCGCCGCGTCCGCGCCGAGCTTGGCGAAGATCGCCTGCTGCACCGCCCACTGCGAATCGCCGGACATTCGCTAGCGCTCGAGCCGCACGACGTCGCCGTCGACAAGGAACCGAACCTCGACCTCGCTCGCGTCATCGAACGAGTCACGGAAGACGAGGCCGCGCTGCTTCGGCAGCGGAACGCCGTTTTCGTCGGCGAGCAGCAAGCGCGTGGCGGGCGACGCCGGATCGGGAATGATCTTCAACTTCACGTCGCGACTCCCTCTTCGCAAGCGAGGACCATGAACCGCCGCCGCTCCTCGAGGTCGACGACGCCGCGGATGTTGAACACGCGGCTGCCGAACACGAGGCGCATGCCGGCGGCGACGCCCTCGAGGTGGCGGATCGTCACCGCGTGCGAGACGATCTCGGCGAGCTTCTGGCCGAGGATGTTCTCGCGCGCCTGCGCGGCCTCGATCTTGGCCGGCACGCCGGCGGCGAACGTCGCCCAGGCCTGCGCGTAGCCGCCGCCGCCGTCGGCGCCGGGCGTGCCTTCCCGCTGCACCGTGACGCGCTGCGTCAGGGCGCCGACCGGCGGATAGGCGGGCACCGCTAATAGATCCTGTACGGATCGAGCAGCGCCTCGGCCGCCGGCGGCAGCGCGCGCGGCTCGGCGTTGGCGATCCCCGCTTCCTGGCGATCGCCGCGGTGCTCGAAGAGGTGGGTGACGATCAGCTTCATCGCGCTGCGGATGCCGTCGGGCACCTTCTCCGGTCCGGTCCAGCCCGCGACGAAGCGGATCCGCACGGCATCGAGGCGGTCGTAGTGATCGGGCCAGGTCGCCCAGTCGTAGCGCTCGAGCCAGCCCCGCGGCGCGAACGGCCCGGCCGGCGCGCCGACGACGTAGTTGGCCGCGGCGTAGGTCTGCTCGGCGCCGGCCGCGTCGATGTACTTCACCGACGTCACCGACTGCAGCGGCGCCTTCGGCAGGAAGACCGTGCGGCCGTAGCAGAAGCGCGGCAGCCACCAATCGTAGGTCTGCGTGACGATCGCGCGGTTCGTGTAGGCCTCGGCCTGGCGCGCGGCCGCCAGCATCATGCCGATGATCTCGCCGTCGTTGCCCGTGCCGGTCTCGTGCAGGTGCGCCTTCATCTCGTCGAGCCCGACGGGCTCGGAGCCGGGCGCGGCGACGAGCGAGAGGATGCCGGTGCTCATTTTATGGATTGTCCCGAACGCGCACGATCAGCGTGCGCTGAAGTGTTTCCTGGCCGGTCTGCGAGGCGATTTGCGCAAGCACCTTGTAGTCGACGCCGGCAGTGCCGCCGGTGAGCGAGACGGTCGTGGTGGCCCCGTCAGCCCCTTCGCCCGCATTGGTAAGGCCCGCGTCGGCGGTGAAGGACTTGCTCGCGATCGTGTCGGCGCCGATGCGGTCCGACCAATCGACGGTGATCTTCAGCGTCTCGTCCGGGTCTTTCAGGTAGACGGGCGCTGTCACGGCTCATACTCCTGCCGGCCGCCGGGCTTGTAGCCGGCCTGGCCGCTCGGTGCGTGGCCGGCGCGGGCGCCGGGGCGGTAGACGTTGCGCGCCGACGCCGCGAGCGCGGCGACCGCGCGGAGCACCACGAACTCCCGCGCGATGCCCTGCAGCTTGCGCGGCGGCGCGCGCGACTCGAAGCGGTCGTAAAAGTCCAACGTGCTGATCAGCGCCGCCGTCGCGCGCGGCCCGAAGATCTCGCGCGCCTGGCCGACACCCTTCCTCAGCAGCGAGCGCAGCGCCGCCAGCTCGGCGAAGAACGTGTCGCTCCGCACCGGCGGCACGAGCACGGCCAGAGCGCCGAGGTACGGCCGCAGGATCGGATCCGACGTGGCGAGCGCGTACCAGTCCGAGCGCGCCGCCTTCGCCGCGAAATCCAGCGCCACGAACGGCACCGCGTGCGCGCCGTCGTAATCCCTGCGCCGGACCCGCACCGCTTCCTGGGCGTACCAGTCGAGCGCCGCCGTCACCGGCGTGTAGGCCGGCATCGCCACGAACGGCGACGCCGCGCGGCCCGTCCCCTTGCGGAACGGCGAGCGCAGCGCCGCGAGATCGGGCCAGTCCGTGCCGGTCAGCGCCGCGCCGATCGCGAGCGCCACGTAGGGCGCGGACGCGGCGCCGGCGAAGGGCCTTCGCCTCGGTGCGCTGCGCTCGAGCGCCACCCAATCCGTCGCGACCGTCACCGGCGTGTAGGGCGCCAGCACCGGGAACGGGGCGCGCTCGGCGCCGAGATCCGGGCGACGCACACCGACGCCGCGCGCGAGCGCCGGCCAGTCGAGCGCGACCGTCACCGGCGTGTAGGGCGCCTGAACCTGAAACGCGGATCTGACCGCGCTCGGATCTGGCCGGCGTACCGGCGCACTGCGCTGCTGCGCCGTCCAATCCCGCGCCGCGTTCGGCGTCACCGAAAACGGCAGCTCGACGCTGAACGTGGCCGTGACGCCCTTCGCTTTGTCACGCACCGGCGCAAAGCGCGGCGGCGTGTATTGATCGCTGCCCAACGTCTTCGCGAGCGGAGGATAGGGCAGCTCGAGGAAGCCGCGAACCGTCCCGCGACCCGCTTCGCGCGGCACTTGGTGCAGGCGCGTCAGCCATTCCGTGGTGATCGCCGCGCCGCCGCCGCCCTCGGTGTAATGGACGTTGATCCAGATGGCGTCGACCTGAGCAGCGCCGAAGCTGGTTGTGTGCGAGACCTTGAGCGTGACGCCGAAGTTCGATGCTTCGATATCGCTCT